CAGTTGGACTATTTCACATCAAGGTGCTGCAAGCATCTCAGAGGGACGTGTAATTCATGGTGGTGGTAGTATATCACTAACAAATACACTTGACAGATTAAGAATAAAAACTGTTAATGGTCGAACTCTTGATCATGGACATGTAACTGTATATTATGAAAACCAAGGTAGTGGTGGTTCTGGTGGTTCTGGTGGTAGTGGTTTTGTATTGGAAACAGAAAAATCTTCTGCAACAGGAAATAGTAATCCTATAGAATTCACAGGTATTCCTGACGATGCTCAGGAAATTACCTTAATGTTCAATGGAGTATCCTTAAGTGGAAATAACGATTATTTGGTACAATTAGGTACTGTTGATGGTTATGTTGAAACTGGATATGCTTCTATGTCTCAAGATGAAGGTGGTACAAATCCATCTGATAGCATTGAAGGGTTCATTATCTTGGGTACTGCAAGTCATGAACTTCGCGGTAAATTTGACATAACCAAATTTTCTGATACTGCTTATATATTTGAAGGACAAGCAAGGAAAAACACCACTGGTGGACTTCAAGCATATGGATCTTTAAATAGTGTAAATGGAACAATAACTAAGTTAAGAATAAAACCTACTGGTAATAACAATTTTGATGCTGGATCAATCAATATTTCATATAAGACTGCAAGTTCTGGTTCTGGTTCTGGATCCGGTAGTGGATTTGTATTATTAGACCGAAAATCTGCAACTGGAACATCAGTAGAATTCACTGGTATTCCTGCGAACGCATTTGAAATGACTCTAATGCTTGAAGATGTATCAGGTAGTACCGCTACGGACTTCGACGTACAATTGGGAACTTCTAGTGGTTATATTGCTAGCAATTATAACAGTTCATCTGAAAAAGCTAATGGAGACAATTCGTCAAATTCTACATCTTCATTCGTAATTAGGAATGATAA